TTTGTAGTTTCTGCTTCGTGATGCAGATCCTTTGTAATTTCTTTTAGACTCATTATTCTTCCTCTAGTTTAGTCTGTAACGGAAAACCATTAGCTCTTGCTATGTTAGTTGTTTCTATGGTTTTAATTTCCGCTATGTCAAAACTATATGTACCTGCAATACCACTTCCAGTCTCGTGAATTTGAAGCGTGATGTTTTTAGCTGTTTCGGTACTATGATGATAAATTTCAGTTAGGATACTAATCACAAACTCCATAGGAGTATGATCATCATTTAGGAAAACAACGTGCCATTTTTTTGGCTCTTTAATTACTTGTTTAACTTTTTCGTCTAATTTAATATCAGTAATATCTTCTATATCAACAGTCATTTTGGCCTCCATGGTAGAGGGGGGACTAGGTCCCCCCGATTATCAAGCTTCTTTAATTTGAATCTTTCTTGGCAATAGTGCTTCAGGTATGATTCTTTCGATTACTACGGCAAGTAATCCATTTTTGATTTCAGCTGATTTAACTTCCATATGCTCTGATAGTGCAAATCTACGTTCAAAGCCACGGAGAGCCAAACCTCTATGTAGTGTTTCAAAATCTTCATCATATGCATTGGCGGTTTTTTCGCCTGAAATGATTAACTGATCTTGATCTACACTGATATCAATTTCATTTCTTTCAAATCCAGCCACGGCGAGCGTAATTGTATACACCTCCCCTTTACGCTCTAGGTTGTATGGTGGATAATTGTTATTAACACTGTTGGCCCAGTTACGTTCCATAGTGTTAAAGATACGGTCAAAACCGATGAGTGCTTTGTTTAAAGCCGCCGTATCCATTCTAGCTAATTGTGTTTGTGTCATTTCATTTTCTCCTTTGTTAAGCAAGATATAATAGTGGCCTCACCCGAGCACCACTAGACTATTTATAAGTACATTAAACTGTATCTTTAACTTCGTTAAAGTCTACATCAGTAATGTCCTTATCTACTTGTTGACTTTGAGTTTCCTTGGCCTTGTAGATAACCTGTGTTGCCGCTGCCAGATCACTAACTTTTTGTGTAATTGATTCCTTATTGCCAGTGGCCAATTCGGTCAATACATTAGTGATAGCTGTTTCAACATTATCTTTTTCAGCTTGAGTTAACTTACCATCAACTTCTTTCAAATCCTTACGGATCTGATAGACCTGTGTGTCAACTTGATTACGCAAGTCAACAATTTCACGTTGTTTACGATCTTCCTCAGCATTTACTTCGGCTTCACGAATCATCTTTTCAATTTGATCCTTACTAAGTCCACTGTCACTCTTGATTGTGATCTTGTTTTCTTTACTTGTGGTCTTATCCTTAGCACTGATCTTGATAATGCCATTGGCATCAATATCAAAGGTTACTTCAATTTGAGGCATCCCTCTAGGCTGAGGCTGGATACCTTCCAAATTAAATTCACCAAGTAATTTGTTATCCCTAACAAATTCACGTTCACCTTGGAATACCTTAATAGTTACTGCGGGTTGGTTATCATCAGCAGTGCTAAATGTTTGGCTAGCCTTGGTTGGGATAGTAGTATTCTTTTGAATGATTTTAGTCATAACATTGCCTAATGTTTCAATACCCAAACTTAATGGGGTAACATCAAGCAATAGTACATCATTACGTTCACCACTTAGTACAGCACCTTGTACAGCAGCACCTACGGCCACTGCTTCATCTGGGTTGACATCTTTACGTGGCGCTCGGCCAAACAGTTTTTCAACTGCTTCTTGTACCTTAGGCATACGTGTCATACCACCAACAAGAATGATCTCGTCAATATCTGCTGGTGTAACATTGGCATCTTTCATAGCAGTACGACATGGTGCAATACTACGTTCAATTAGATCTTCCACTAATGTTTCTAATTTGGCACGTGTTAGCTTTAGGTTCATATGTTTTGGACCGCTGGCATCAGCAGTAACATATGGTAGATTAATATCTGTTTGTGCGCTACTACTGAGTTCGATCTTGGCTTTCTCAGCAGCTTCTTTTAGACGTTGCAGAGCAAGTACATCCTTGGTAAGATCAATACCTTGATCCATCTTAAATGTATCAACCAAATAGTCCATAATACGTTGATCAAAATCCTCACCACCTAGGAATGTGTCTCCGTTAGTGCTTAGTACTTCAATCTGTTTGTCGTTGTCCACGTTGGCAATTTCAATAATACTGACATCAAAAGTGCCTCCACCTAAATCATATACTGCTATCTTACGTTCTTTTGTATCTGTTTTATCAACGCCATAGGCCAGTGCAGCCGCAGTGGGTTCGTTGATAATACGTAGTACTTCAAGTCCTGCAATCTTACCTGCATCTTTAGTGGCCTGACGTTGACTATCGTTAAAGTATGCTGGTACTGTGATTACAGCCTGTGAGACTTCATAGCCCAAGTAATCTTCAGCAGTCTTTTTCATTTTGCGTAGTACTTCTGCGCTAATTTGTGGAGGTGCAAGTTCTTTACCCTGCGACCTTATCCACGCATCTCCGTTATGACTTTCAAAGATTTCATAAGGCATTAGGTCTAAATCTTTTTGTACAGCCTCTTCTTTAAATCTACGTCCAATTAGACGTTTGGCTGCATATATTGTATTTTTTGGATTAGTAACAGCCTGCCTTTTAGCACTGGCACCTACAAGAATTTCATCATCTGTATAGGCTACCACACTGGGTGTAGTACGTGCCCCTTCGCTATTTTCTATTACACGGGAATTGCCGCCTTCTATAATGGCGACGCAACTGTTAGTGGTACCGAGATCGATACCGATTACCTTACTCATATTGTTATCTCCTTAATTTAAGCAAGAATTAAATGGTCTTATTAAAGCACCAAGTTTATTTATATTAATTAAATTTTCTACCCAGTTTTTTAAACATATTTTGCACGCCTACAGCCTGTCTGACAGCATCTTCTAGAGCATGATGTTTATTAGCCTGAGGCATTTCTGGATCATAGCCTAAATCAAATAATGTTCGTGTGTCTCTAACCTGCCAAAAGCTCCATGGGTATGGTTTACCCAATTGCCTAAAATAGTGTTCTAAAATAATGATATCAAATGTGCTACCGTGACTCCAAAAATGCGTAGAGCCCATACAGAACTTATAGAAATCTTCAATTACTTGTCTAATATCTACACGACCTTCTGGATTAAATGCTTCTTCTTGAGCATCCTTATCCTGTTTGCTCCACCATTCGATGGTACCATCATCAATAAAGCTATCTAAGCCATCAAAGCTTTCTAGCTCTACTCTATAGTAAAAATCGTCGTAGATATTAGACGAGTTTGGGTCAAAAGTAACTGCACCAATACTTAGTATAGCAGCATTAGGTGTAGTCGCTAAGGTCTCTAAATCAACCATTAAATGTTTAGCCATGTGTGTATTATACTAGTGAGTTAGTAATTAGTAAAGTTTTTTTGGTAATTGTTCTTTTTCTAATTTCTTTTTAAAACGATTCACTGCTGCCCCATGACGACGCTTGCGTAGGGTAGTGGGCTTTTCATAAAATTCTTTTTTACGGATATCTTCTAATATGCCACTATCCTCTATCTTTTTCTTAAACTTTCGTAATGCACGATTAATGTCTTCATCTTCTCGTAAAAACACTTTTCTTCCATTAAAATTATTCATCTTCACCTTCTTCTGAATCCTGTATCTCTTTAAAAAATGGCACCGAAGCCAAATCATAGATTCTACTTTTACTTATTAAATGATATGGAGTTATTTCGTCTTTTGTAAAATAATATGTATCGGGCTGTGCCAACATGAATGACACAAATGATCTAGTAATTGAATCACAATTATCCACATCTATAATTGTAATATCTACGTAACTATGAACACTTAACAGCCAATCAAAATCTGTTTCATTTGTGTCAAATACAAAGATATTTAATTCTTCTACAACCTTACAAATATATCTTTGAAATGCTTCTTTAGTGTCATTAGTTGGTTTGACCAAAAGTATACTTGGGTTTTGGTTAAACAATTTATCTGGTGGTGTAATTACGTTAATTTTCCCTAGGTTCATATATTGCTCTTAATTTTTCTAGTTCGTCAATCTGCCAAGGCAAACGATCAATGAGCCCCATCTTTTTAAGTTTAATTTGTTGCTTAATTGTATCATCTGGATTGGCATCTTTCCAAGATTTCATCAAGTCCTTTTCACGTAGCTTTAAAGTTTCAAAATCCTCGACTAATATGATTTTTTCTTCTTCATCCGCCGCTACTTTTTTTTTTTCGATTTCTAAATCATCCTCTTCAGGTAGAGGAATGGGTGTGCCTACAGATTCAGCACTTAAAAACGGCTTTTCTATAGGAGCACTTACAGTAACATCTGTATTATCTGCTGTCAATGGGGGTACTTCTTCAACAACTACAGGAGTTGGAATAGTAGGTTCTGGCTCTGGAGTATACACTTGATTAGGAACATTTACCCAGCCTTCTGGTTTATCCCAAAAGCTTTTTTTAGACGTTAAGTAAGTAGGAAGTGTTGGCTCTGGCTTTGGTTCTTCTACTACTGGCTCTGGCTTTGGCTCTTCTACTACTGGCTCCACCGGTTTTAGAGCAGACTCTTTTATTTGTTCAATTTGTTCGTTAGTTAGAGGGCCGTCATCAGGTTCATATTTGGGCTGTTCCTTAGGTGTTTCTTCAGGACCTTTTGGTCGCAGTTCCTCTTTAATTTTGGCCAGTATACTGACATCGCCCTTACGTTCGGCAAATGCCCATTGGAAACTCATTTGGCTAGCCAGTAATAACAATATTGCCAATGGATCGAATACAAATACAATAGTTAAAATTACCAAAACAACCGCCTTCTCTAATAGGTTAGAGTCTGGATTATCACCATAGATGAGAGCGGCAATATACTTAATTGGGCCCACTTCAGCTTCAACTTTACGTACTTCAGCACGAATAGGAGCGGCCTCTTCATTTAAGGTTGTGATCTTTTTCTGTTCTACTTCTATTTCTTTGAATATTCTTTCTCTATCCTTGGCCTGGCTACGGCGTGTTTGATTACTACGATCAGCACCTTGTTCTGTAGTACTGCGACTCATAATTTGATCAACAGCCGCATCCATTTGTTTTAATTGTGCTCTACTGCTATCTATATTGTCTTTGGATATTTTGATTTTTTCGTCAATAAGACTGAGCCTAGCTTGTACATCGCCCCCAACTAGGTTTTGGTCATTGTGTGCTTTACTGAGATAACCAAAGATACCCATACTGGTTATCAACATCAGTGTGATAACTGCCACAGTAAGATAGCTTTTGAGGGTCCATGGAGTACGATACCAATTAGCTTTAAGCCACCATGCTGTGACTAATTTACTAATTTCTAATACAGTGCCCATTATAATGACACTGAAGGCAGCCGCACTGAATATACTAGCCAGACCTAATACTGAATAATAGATAGCAATTGTTGAAATTGCTATGCCTGTGAAAAATGTTAAAAATGCTAGAACCATAAAGTATTTATTTAAAGAACTCCCATAGCTTTGTACTTTCGTTATAACAGGCCCAACGTTCATCGTCAGTCCTTTTCTTTTCGGTTACAATAGTAGCATAGATACGTCTACAAACCTGACCATTCATACGAGCAGTTGCCATAACTTCAACAAAGCCATGATTATAGCTGTTATCACTATACCACTTAACAAATTCGCCATTATCTAAATTGGCTAATGCTGTATAAACAGCCTGCTCGTATTTACGTCTATCATCAGCACTTACGCCATCAGTCATTCTTTTAAAAGAATTAAACAGTTGATAGATATTTTCGTTTACTCTTGATTGAGCTTGAGCACTACTACCTACTGTTAATGCCGCGACCATCAATAATTTCCCAACTACCATCCCGCTTTTGGCAAACATAATTCATTCCTTCTACTACTCGCCCACTGGGCAATTGATGACGATATGGATTTTCAAAACACTTAGGACTAATACCCATTTTAACAGTAGGAATAGTCTCGATAGGATCATCATTACACCGAACCTGAGTGGTACTATCTACCTTCTCACCATTCTTTACAGTGATGTCCTTGCTTGTATAGCAGTATTGTCTAGCAGTTTTGGTTGGGGAGGAACTGGCGCACCCCCCAACCATAAATGACCCGACTAACACCAAAGGAATTAGTGTAGAGTACATTACTGTTTACCAGATTTAGCTTCTTGAATAAGTTGATCAAAAACAGCTTTAGGCATTTTGAGACGCACAAATGTATAATGACGTCCTGCCATGGTAAACTGGCCCGTTTCTCGTTGTAAATGCTCACGAATAGCGGTATTACGAACCGTATAAGAAATACGAGTCTTAGTGCTCTTTTTGTCGTTGATAAAGCTAACTTCTGTCTCACTATTAACTTCGCTGTTAATACGCTTGGCAAAGTTATTCATAGCAATAGCATACATCTGCTCTTCGGCGGCCTGAGCATATACGCTTTCGCCTGCACCACAGGCATAAGCATACTCTTTGGTCCACCAGAAGTAGCCTTCTGTGCCACTTTGAGCACAGTTTGTGTACCAGCTGGGTTGAGCATAAGTCTTACGCTCGTCTACCTGTTTCATACTGGAACAGGCTGCAAGACTTGCAATGATAGGAATAAGTAGAGCTCGTTTCATTTGGACATCTCCTGTGAAGCAGACTTAATACCGTCTACACCTCGGTCAAAAATTCGGGCAATCCCACTGAATCCAACAGTGGCCAACACCATTCCAAAAATAACGCAAGCAACATATTTCATTTAGTCCTCTGTGTATGTGTC